CCTAATATTATTGCACCTAAAGGTCCAAATCTACCAAATAATTTAAATAACATACCACTTTTTCCGAAGAATGCTGTTATAGGTGTTAACAGTTTTCCTATAGCGGCTACACCTGGTAATCCTGCAAAGAAACCAGAAAGTGCTGCTAAACCTTTTGCCTTTTCTTCACCTTCTTTTTCATCACCGCCATCACCAACATCACTACCGGATCCTGAAAGTTTGCCTTGATTTTCTTTTGCTAACTCATTGGCGTCTTCCTTTGTTCTGCTTGCTACATTTTCATCAAAAGCTAACATCTCACTAAGTTTGGTAACAACCTCTTTTATACCTCTAAAAGATTTTAACTGTAACTCTCTAATCTGTTCTAGTATATCAAATTGACCTTGTGAATCTCCTCCAGCTAATGCACCGGCTCCAGCAGAACCAACAAGAGCAGAACCTACAATTTTTTGTTGTTGTTCTACAACTGCTAATGCTGTAGTTTGAATTATATCTTGGTCAGCCATTTGTTATTTACCTTTTACTTTTGTATTTTTGAAGATTTACCGTTAACATATAGACCAAACCAGGCAGCGCCAGCACCTACAACCACAGATACAAAACCTGCTTGTGCATTGTTTGGATTCTCTAACGCCATAAACCAAGTCATAGTGTTGTAGAACACTAATCCATAAAGTCCCATCATAACTCTAGGAACAGTTCTCCAGTTTGATAAAAATTGTGGCAATTCTTCTTTAAAGAACCACCAAATAGTCTTAATTGTATTTTTAGCTTTGTCTAACATTACTTTTTCTCTCTCTCTCTTTTATCTTTTTCTTCCTTAATATATGCAATCAACAAGTTTACATATATCTCCCTTTCCCACGGTATCATACCATTTAATTCTGTTAAAGAATATTTATGATGTTGCATTAAAGCAAAATTCACTTGAAAATGGTTTTCTAGCGTGTCATGTGATAGGGCTATCCGAAAAAATCGGAAAGACCTGATAATGTAATTTTACTTGTTACCTTTGTTTTCGGGTTTACAACATCAATTTCATGCATTAACTTAGGCATTGTTTCATAAAATTTTTGTATCTTCTTAAATGATTTACTATCTAAACTCTCAATGAATTTATTTAACTCGTCACTTGTATAATCTTTAGCCATGTGTACAGTTTCACCTTCAAAGATTTGGTAAATGCCATCTGATATAACTTTAAATAAAGTAGATGTATCAGCACCTTTACTATAATCCTTTGTAGGGTCAACAGAATTGATTGTAGGATATTTCATCAATACACCAATTTTCTTATCTTCATCAACCATAATTTTGTTTTGATGTTCGTCATCTACTTGAACTTCAATAGTTGACAAGTCTACCTCAACATCTACATAAGTTTTTTTGTCATCTGGACATAAAACTTTCAGTTTTGCAATTTCACCAACTGATTTAGACCTAATCTGTAAAAATACATATTCTAAATCAAATGTAGGCAAATCATCAACACTCAATTTACCAAATGTACATACACTTACAATATCTTTGAGTGCTTGTACAATCTCTTTTTGTTTTTGTGACTCTAGAGCCTGTAATAAAATCTTTTCTTCTTTTACAAGAAATGGTCTAAATTTTACTGTTACATCACTTGAAGGTAATGTCAACTCATATGTCACGGTTTCTAATATAGGCAATGCCATAATATTCTCTCCTTTTTATATTAACCAAAAGGTGGAAATAATCTTCCACCCGTAACTCTACCAATTGGTAGATTTCTTTTTGCTGTTTGTAATACATCTCTACCTGCTCTTCTTATTTCAGGAGGTAGTTTATTTAATATACCACTAAACAGACCAAAATCTTTACTTGCTTTAATTGTTGGTACATCACCAACTGACTTACCAACTGTTGCACCATTTATCTGGTCAATAGTCAAGTTAGCCCATGTTCTAAAATTCAATGTAATAGGTAAATTTGCAATTTCATTATTTGAACCAAAATCATAATCGTATGTGCCTATCGTTTGAGGATAAACTTCAAATAATCTAACTGCATATGTAACTCTAGCGTCATCATCTTGTTTTGAATCAAACTGACCCAATTGCATAATGTCCATAGAACCAACATAGTTATCATAATAATTCATATTATGTGACTCTATACTCATTATCTTTTTCTGCCAATTTTCAAAAAACATTCTTTGTCTTAAAAACTTATCACCATAAAAAGATAATTCAATTTCACCACTATATCCATAAGCGTAAGGCATTTCTCTTTTAGGTCCATACATGATATGTGGTTTTGTCTGTACATCTCTACTAGGCATAGACACTTTATTACACATCATATCAACATTTTCTAATGTTGTTAAACTTTCTAAATCATTATTACCTGGCGTCATGTCAAAATCATCAACAAATAAATTTGCTCTTGCTGGTGGATTAATTCTTACAATAAATCTATTTGTTCTAGCAAAGCCTTCACCTTGATTTACTTGTGCAAGAAATTTTTGTATTTGACCTGCACCACCTGGTTGTCTTTGCAATCTAGGATCCTTTACAACATCAATCAATGACCTATCTCTAGGTAAACCTAGTCTGATATCAAAATTACCTATTCGTCTGCCTCCCCTTAAAATTGCTATGACGCTACCCTCTCTTTCAGGTTACCATCTAAATTATGGTATTTGCTTTGACCTATTCTGTTGCCGTGTTTATAGTTGTGGTTATTCTTACCACTCTTTCTATCTAATCTAGCAAAGTGTTCATTCATTCTTTGTCTTAAAGATTGAGTTGTTACACCTATATAACTTTTATCATTAACTTTATTTGTTATTTCATATACTAACATTAAAATGTCTTCCTACTTTGTGCAAAAACAGAACCCATTGAAGCACCTTTAAACTGTGCTACAGGTAGGTAAGCTGCTAATGCCATCTCATCTACATTAACTCTCAAAAACTGAGACCTAACTTGTGAATACAAATATCTTTTGATACTTGCCTTTACATATTTATTAGACTTTACTGAGTCATATGTAGCTTGAATTTTGGTTGATTGGTCAAATTTGTTATTACTTGATAATGACTGTAATTGTTGTAAAAATGCAAATCTGGCAGGATAAGGCAGATAGTGAAAATTAAGACCAATAAAACCGCCTTTCATTGGTTCTAATGGTAATACTAATGGGAATGTGTCGTAATAAGGCATTCTTGCCTTTGTCTTAGGGTCATAGAAGAACATACTCATACGACCACCACTTGGTCTACCAAGTAGTTTACCTGATTTAAATAGTTGACTAGGGCTAGTTCTATCGGCGATAAGAGATACAGCGTTTCTGTACCAAGTAGCACTTTTTAGTTTATTGCCTTGTAAATCTTTTAACGGTTCAAATATATCAATTGCCATGGTACTATTTATAAGAAAACCCCTAGCGATTTCTCGCTAGAGGCCAATGCTTTCAGTAAAGAGAGAGAAAGGTTTAGTCTTCGTCTGCCAATTTACTAAAGTAATCGAGAGTATCGTCCTCGTCACTAGCAGGCGTTGACATATTTACCTTAGGCATTTCCACAGAGGTTGTAGATGTCGATTGTGGGAGGTCGACCTCATCTACTGTTACTGTGCTTTGCGTTCCCGTAATTACCCTATTCAGTTTCTCTTTGAGTTCGTCATAGGTCTTAAAATTACTAGGGTCTACAAATGGTTTTAGAGGGTGTTGTTTTTCCCAAACTGCTTTGATGTCGTCATCTGACTCTTTCAAAGGGGTAACACCTTCAAACTCGGATTTATCGTAGTTCCAATAGCCATCTACTTTTCTAATTTTTAGTTTAAAGTTTGCACCTTTCCAAAAATCAAATGGGTTGATTGCTTGTTCGTCTTCAAACGCTGGTTGCATGGCTTCGGTAATCTTATCAAAGATTTTCTTACCAAACTTGTACAGTTTAACCTGTCCTTCGTTCTCAGGATGTTTGGGGTCTGATACTACATAGATGTTTGCATAGTAAGATAGTTTTCTTTTTCTCTTTCTAGCAATCTCTTTGTCGCTATCGACACCAGTATTCCACAATCTAGTATTTTCTTCACTAACAGGATCCTTTTGATTAAGGGTTGTTAATGAGTTCTCAATAAACCAACCACCTTTGTCTTGAAAGGCGTGTGTCCAAACTCTCTGCCATGGCATTTCTTCACCATCAGAAGCAGGCAAGAAACGAAGTACGGCATAACCATTACCAGTTTTATCTAGTTCCGGTTTCCATAACCTATCGTCTTGATACTTGTTGTTTGATTTGGATTGTTGTGGTTCACTTGAAGCTTCAAGTGCTTTTGTGATTGCGTCAAAGTTACTTGACGACTTTTTTAGACTTTCGAAATCCATATTTTTATCTCCTGTGTATGTATTATCGTATTATTGTTTTCATGTGACCTGTATAATTCGGTCTCGTTATTATTTATAAGAGTTTTATTACCCATTTAAATAATTCTTTACATTCTCAGGTGTTGATTCTATATAAGGGTCATCATCATCTGAGAAATTATTAAAACCTGGTTCTTCAAACATCTTTTCGACTATGCCATCATTTACGACAGCTGCATATCTCCAAGACCTCATGCCAAAACCTTGTTTAGGTTTAGCGACCAGCATTCCCATGTTACTCGTAAATGTACCACAACCATCTGGTATCATTTTAACATGTTTAATTTCTAAATCTCTTGACCAAGCATTCATAACAAATGCGTCATTTACTGATACACAATATACATCATCTATACCCATATCTTTAAACTCATTATACATTCTATCATAACTTGGTAGTTCTTCACTTGAACATGTTGGTGTAAATGCACCAGGTAGACTGAACATTACTACTCTCTTACCTTTGAAGAGGTCATCTGTTGTTACATCTTTCCATGTGCCACCTATAAAAGTACAGCCACCTTTTTCATCGCTGTCACCTTCTCTAAATTTAAATGTATGTTGTTTTATATTCATATTCTATTCTCTATATTAATTTGTTTATTTTGTCCATAATACACTAATTAGACTAGATTGTCAAGCGTGGAATAATCAGCATATGTAATATTTTTTCTTTTATCCCATTCAGTAATAGGACCATTCACATTATCTCTACCATCATTAAATCTGTTAATTTTGATGAAGTTCACATCTGGATTCCAATCTGCAAGTGTAGACCATTGTCTAATCCAATTTACAGCAGGTGTAGGACCATTCTCCTTTGCTGTATAATGTTTGGTACTCTTATAAAGATTGTTTATATGATTGTCTGTACTATGTAAATCATGTCCTATCATATAGACTTCTTTTGGTTTCTCTCTGTGTATTGCCACATAACCAGCACTTGGACCACAAGACCAACCATGGTCTCTTGGTGTCATAATATCTGTAAGTGATGTAGAAAAATCTGGTTTCTGTATCCACGATACTTTGATAGTAGCATGGTTTACATTCAGTTTTGCCTTCTCACCATTTCTTTTAATCATATCTACAATGCCTTGTAATTTAGAACCATGCATTACATATTCATCTGCTTCACCTCTGTCATTAGATACTAACACTTCTTTAAGATGTTGTTCAGCCTCTAACTTTTCCATACCACCATAAATCATAGGTTCGTATGTCATAGAAGGCACTTTAGTCCAATCTCTAAAGAAACAAGGTATCTGTTGTGCTACACCAGCATGATATATCTCATGCATAATACCATGGTCAACACCAGTTAAAACATCTGGCATAAAATCTCT